GAAATCATATCGCTGACAAAGGTAGGTGTGTGAGGCTTCAACTCATCAAACACGCGGCGCTTGATTAGCATGAAGCCAGTACCAATAGCAGATACCTCACACGGCTGATCTACTGGCACGGTAATTGATGGATCGCTAGTAAGCAAATTGACAACAAAGCTGCCGGTATGTTTCTTAAGCTGATCAACTGGCTTACCTTCAGTCACAGCTTGATGCACTGTTTGCCAATTGATTTCCTTCTTTGGATAGATTCCACCTATTACGTCAACGTCTGCTGCCAGCATCTTTAGTGCGTCCTCTGGCTTGAATGCAATATCAGCATCAATCCAGAAAAGGTAGTCAGCATCACTCTTTAGGAACTCATGCGCCATATTGCAACGTGCGCGTGTCACCAGTGATTCGTTAAACATCAGTGACACAGAAGTTTTGTAACCTTGATTAGATAGAACGCCAATCAGGTTCATCAATGATTGTGCGTAAACGCCAGTGCATTGCCCACCATACATAGGCGTTGCTATAAAAATATGCTTTTGGTTTTCCATGTGATCTCCGAAAGGTGGGGCGTGTCGCAGTGACGCTGCGCCCCGTCAGCGCTCCTAACTGTCCTCTGGCGAAGACTCATCCTGCGACTGATGGGGGTTTATTTCATTGCCAAGTAGCTTGAGCAAGTCGGGCAAGTGCATTAAGGCCAGTGATTTGCCACCGTCCTCACGCATGATCACAATGGATGTTTGACCAGCTTCACAGGCTCTGTCTGCCTGTTCAATGAAATCATACACCGCAATCTTGCGTCTGCGTTTGCACTCAATCAGATAGTTGCCAAGGATCAAGTCACCCTCATCCTTCACCTGATACTGCTTCAGGTTGCGCCGGATACGAATACCAAGCACATCAAATATCTCATTGGCAACCTCACGTTCGTAGGATGCGCCCCGATTCCTTGCCAGCTTACTCATCAGTAGCAGTTCGTATTGCAGCTATTACCATAGCAGCAGGTAGTGCAAGTAACACACCGCCCCTGATCACAGTAGGTGTTGTAAGTGCAGCTTGCCCAAACCAAAGGTGCAGTCACTGCCAACCACAAAGCAAATAAGTAACGCATGATCGTCTCCTATCAAAAAGGAATTGTGTCATCGCCTTCACGACGCTTGCTAGGGAAGGGATTGGCATTGCCGCTAGTGTTCTCAGCAGGTTGCCAGTTGTCTTCTTTCAGACTGATCAGCGCACCGCCTTTAGTTTCTTTTGTCCACGCAGCCAGCTTGATGGTATCGCCCGGAGCATAGTGTTGCTCTACCTTTAGTTCACCACGCCAATCAGGGCTACCAGCGCTCTTCTTGTTGCGGTTGCTCAGTAGTACACCAGTACCGGGTTTTCTATCTTGATAATCACTCATGTTTTACCTTTCGTATATGAATATCGTGCAAACTCTTTATTACCAATTCGCACTGTCTGCGTAATGATGTTATGCCCGTCTTTCCTAAGATCATCAATCCGTGCTGCCAGCCGAAGCACGCCATACAATCTCAGGGAATCCAAGGCCGTAATGCTTTGTCCAGCCTGCAAGTGTTCAAGCACCATTTGGTTTTGAGACTTGCTGCCAGACTTGGCTGGCGTTACCCCTTTTTTATTGCGTCATCCAATTGCTCTTTCACCTTCTTCACACCACGCACCCATACTTCGTGCAGTAGTTCGTTCTCAGCCTCAATCATGCCAAGCACAAAGTCATTAGCACCTTCTAAGGCTGTAATCTTTGATAGCTTCTCAGCCGCATTCATCTTGGCATTGCTGGCAATACGCTCCACCATTTCAATGTAGCCGTTGACAAACTCTTCATCATTGGCAAAGCGTTCATGCTCTTTGAAGGTGTCACCAGACGGTACAAGGAAAGCTACACCACCCTTCTTGACAGGCTTGGGAGGCTCTTGAACCTGTACTGGCTCGACCTTTTCAGTCACCACCATCGGCTGGATTCGCGCTTCCGGGATGGTTTCAACTTCAGTCTCGTCAAGCATTCCGAGTCCACAATGTGCAAGCACCGACCGCCGTATCGCTTTCGTAGTTGCTTTAAGGATGGCATTAGCCAATCTTTCGCCGACAAGGTTCCCAACATCCACTGCGCCTTGATTTTCTGAAACTCTTCCGTCAGCGCCTGTGCATCGAACGGAGACAAGGTAAATTCCATCCACACGTTCCCGATGCGTAATCTGAGTGGAAAGTTTATGTAAGGCGCACAACTGTTGCGTAGCGCTTGCATTTGCGTAGAGGATTTGTTTTCCATTTAAGGTAAGCAAGTCAAAGGGTTTAGCAGCAGGATCAAGACCGACTTGTTTGCAGCGGTACAGATAGTATTGCTTCTTCTGATCTTCGTTCAGGCCAGACAAGTCACCCCGCAACACAATGGATGACTGAATCGCAGGATCAAGTGTTGCGACTGCCGACGAATCGCCTGACATATTGACTACATTACTCATCATCAACTCCTTAGTGGACAACAGCATAATTTTTCTCAATGACACCATTTTCTTTTCTGCCAATAACCGCAGAATTGACCCAGATGTTTCCACTTTCTAATCGTCGAATGTGACCTCTCCTTAAATGTAGTCGTGGACTAGCTCTACCACTTGGATTACTTTCCTCGCGCTCTCGAACAATGTTGGGTGCTTTAATAAACAGCGTTCTGGTTTCATAAATTGGCAGCTTGCCTCTGCGGATTCGCTTTGCATTAGCCGCAAGGTTTACTGGCTCAATAGGTTCATGGCTAACATTCTTACAAGACAAGGCTTCGCATAATTCATACACTACGCTTACCTCGCCACCAATGTCGTACATAAACATACGCATTGCCTCGTCTGCGCCAAACTTCTTCTCCGTCATTTCATACATTGATTGAGAAATAACAAAAGGAATGTTGATCAATCCCTTTTCATTTTCCTTCGGTGGCCTAATGTTGCCGTTAGTGTCCTGAGTTTCAAACTGATCACTACCGCGCCTTTCCCAATCTGAGGGAGTAAATGCGCCCACAGGCATAGGCAACCAGCGTTTAATGTTTGAATAAAAACAACAGGCAGTGACAGCAATCCAATAATCTGAAAAGTCCACCAACTCTGGTTCAATCCCATTCTCAACAAGAAAATCCTTGCTGAACTCCTGAGCAAAAATTACCCGCTTAGGGCAAGGCTGCACTTCAAATACAGGATCACCGATTGGATTGTCACCAGCGTAATACTGGATAATGATTTTCTTAAATGGCAATCGTAGCTTTTGGCCTTCCAGCCCTTTAAGGTTGTCATCAAATAACGTGCCGCCATCCGGTAGCGCAAAATGAATGGAGTCGTTAATAGGTGCAATCATTGCGGCTTCAAAGCGACTAATGTCATACTGATGACCGCGCAAATGGGTTTTAAAAAACTCCTTTAAACCATATTCAGCCTGAGATACATAGTTACTTGCAGTGATGTTCGCATCCATGCTGGCCTCACTTCAATAGAAAGCGACGAGCGCCGGGTTGTTCAACAACAAACTTTTCATACATCTCAGGCATGGCATTGCGGAACAGGTCTTTAGAAAAGGATTTAGTGGCTTTGCTGGCCTTCCAAGTGGCGAGTATCTTTCCGTCATAGGTTGCCAGTTGGGAAGACTCCATCATGTAGCCTTGAATCTTGGCAGTCAGCGCGTCCTCTTGCGCTTCCAATGCTTTCCTCTGTGTCTTGATAACTGACAGCATCTCGCAGGCTTGCTCAAGATCAGAGTTAGCAACCAGACTGCTGCCATTGTCTTGCTTGTAAACAATCTTGGCAGCGTCACCCATTGTTTCAGGGTCAAAGTTCCTAGCCTTGATCCTGCCCCAAAACTGCGCCATTTCTCTGGCGTGCATATCCCATTGTTCGGCAGAGAAGGTAAGCGGATAATGGGTAATCTCTTGCCCACCAAAGCAGACCACTAGGATTACGTTGGGGATACGATGAACAAGCGATTCATGCAAACATTGAGCGTAATAGCCTACGTCAATATCTGTGCTGCCATCGTCGCCATACTTCTTGCGCTGATGGACACCTAGATTCTTGACCTCATAGAGCGTTTGCCCATCTTCGGCTATGTAATCAAAGTGGGAAGCTAGGAAGCTGTGCTGTGGATGGTAGAGCGCATAGTCTGCGTCTTTGAAGTTAATGCGTTTCCTTCTGGCAAACTCTTTCATAATGGGTTCTTGCATTACTAAACCCATTTGTACTGCTTCCACATCAGATAAGTCATCTAATGGTTTAACGCCGACTTTCTCGGCAAAGACTTCGCCAGCTCGTCC